TCTCCCCAAATACTTCTTCATACTGCCTAGCTATTTCTGTCCAATTAGGGTCACCAAAGCCAAACTGCTCCAATAACCAATCTTTCTTTTCTTGTTCTATAATAAGCACAGTAACCTCGCTTACTTATCTAAATGAAAAACTCGTTCCTGAATCGTCCCAAGAAGCATCTTCTTCGTCTTCGTGATCCCTCGGTACTGATGTCCAATTATCTCCTGTATTTATTCTAATTGGTCCAGTTGGTTGGGGAAAACGTACCATTCTGTCTGGATCATTGGGATCTGAAAATTGATACCCATGTCGTATATAAAACGTCCGTAACTTATCCTGTGGAATCATTTCCCCATCAGCACCTCTGAACGGTACAGCCGCATCTTCTAATGTTACCCCATGCTTATCGGCTAGATCGGTGATACGTTTCAATGCTTTCGATCCAGCCCCCGACCTCGGCTCAAGGGAGGTAAGACTAGTAAGGTTAACTCTACCATTCCAAACCTTTATCGGTCCAACTTTAACGTTATCAATAATCATTTCATCGGGCTTTTCTGGATTTATTTCTCCGATTTCCTTTAGGTCATCAATCAACGCCTTATTCTCTGGAGAGGTGGGAGGTTCCAATCCTATAGTAATAGGGGCAGTCTCATCAGCAGTTGATTGGCTAGGAGCCTCATCATAAAACTGACCACCCCTAGGACCAGATTGAACTTGTACACCTTCAGGAGCTTCTTGTCCGGGTTCCAAATAAACCCTTCCTTTCTGCAATTCTGTTTCTTTTGACTTCTTACCCTCACGTAACCAATTAAAATTACTGGGGTCAAGTTCAGTTATATCAACAGTTTTCATTATAGTATACCTTTAGTATAGTGCGCTTACCTTCTCGACTTTAGCTTCAAACCCAACGTCTGGAGTATGGACGATAAATTCAAATTCGTCGGATGGTAATTTGTCTGTGCAACCCGTTAAAATATCTCTTACATCAAAAGTCCTAGATACTACAACGTCCCCAAAGAAGGGAGCGTCTTTAGGGTTAGCAGTCCATGACGATAAAGGAAGATCCTTAGTAGCGATTCGTTCACCTGGTTTTACCCCTACTTGACCATCAGTTCCTACTCCCCTATAAAGAGTTATTTCAGTAATTCCCCTTTCCTCAAAACTTCTTTGTGTGTTCGCATAAGTTTCTTCTACATATTTTTTAGCTAAATTAACACTCTCAGGTTGGGTAAACTCCCCCACCTCTTCACCTTCATACGCACTAGTAAAATGCTTACTAACTTTATCTAATCTTTCGGAAGAACTACTAAAAAAATCAGAAGCGGCGTATTGCATACTTATAGCACTATCCCCTAGAGAACTAATAGTCCATGCCCCCAAAAATTGCATATCTTCAGGAGTTTGATAATGAGCTAATTTCATCTCTTGCATATACCCTTCCTGATCCGCAACTGAAGGTCCGTATTCTCCAGGATCCTGGACGGGTGCGAGAGACTCGAATAAAGTTAATTTTTGTTCGTATTCCTCTTGACTCATTTGTATACTCTCTAAAACTCGTTCAGTCGTGGAATTTCTCTGCTCCCACTGGAATCCTCCAGTCTGTCCAGATTCTCTCCCCTCCGCCCCTGGTCGGGAACGCTTCGCCTCTCGTTCTTCCCTAGTAGTTTCACCAAGAGGCTTCCCCCTGTCTGACCCCTCTAGTTCTTCTAAAGAAGAGTCAACTTCGGCATCATAGAAACGACCACCCGATGGTCCTGTTTCGACTTGAACTCCCTCAGGAGTTTCTTGTCCAGGTTTCAGATAAACCCTATCTTTCTCTAACTCCATATAGTCGGGTAGGCTGTCTACAATTTCCAACGCCAGCTTCTTTCCCGCCGTATGATCCATGGGGAAATGCCAGCCCGCCTTTACTCTATTAATCCCTATAGTATCCGCTATTTCACGGAAATTATCCAAATGGTTGGGGTACATATTACCCAATATTTCCGCAATCACCAAAGCCTGTGTGGAATGCCCCGAAGGATATGAAGGGGTATCTATACTAGGTTTTATAGCATTTACAACCTCAGTTATGAAATACGGCTCTTCCATTTCATACTGCCATGGTCTAGGATAATTGATATTATATTTTTTAGCCATAACTACAGTATTTACGTCCGATAATATATCTTCTAACAAAGATTCAAATAAATCTACCCGTAGTCCGTGATCTCTACTATACTCTAAAAAGAGTTTAAGTAAGGTGGTATCAGATTTATTTACTACTTCCTCTAACCTATCTTTTCCCCTATCCGATAAATATTTGAACCCCATCGCCACTTGGTCGAGTTCAGCTAAAGCTTCACTAGAATTAGGGGGAGGAGGTTTGGCAACGACGTACTTATCAGGGGTTCCTAGTAAGATTTTAAGGGGGCGGTCTATTATATCTTGGTGTTCTTTAGTGGGGGATCGGTAGAACTGCAAAGGAATAGGTTGCGCTTTCCACTTCTCAAGAACCCAACTATGATCTAAGAAATCATCTTCCTCTATATTCAGCAAATCTCCAGTTTCTTCTGAGGCCGGCCAAGGCTCTTGTTTGAATACCTTACCGTCAGACTTGACTAAGTACACCCCATCCGAAGCTACAGCAGTTTTATCGCCCAATTCATCCGTATTTATCACCATAGCTTTATCTAAACGATTCAACGCGTCTGATTGAGTTTCCACGTAAGGGTTATCTTCTTCGTGCGCCCCTTCGAGAATAAATCCCAAAATCTGTCTAATGATAGGACTCCATACCCCTAAGTTATAGTAGTATGTTTCTTCCATACCTATCCAAGCATAATCTGTATGTTCTTCACTCAATAGAGGCTTCGGGGAATCTAGCGGAATATGGGTAACTAAAAACAGCCCTAATCTATGCCCTAAATCTGTGTCTACTTCCTGTCCTATTACCAAGTCAACCTGATTTAACGTTAACCCAGTTTCTTCTTCAACCTCTCGGATAGCTCCCTCTTCAGGAGTTTCATCGGTATGGATATGCCCACCCGGTAAATCCCACCAGTCAGAAAATCGGTCTTTTAATATTAAAACTTTATCAGATTCATCTCTGATAAGTACTTTTGCGGTAATCTGTAGGTCATCAGTTTCAGCTTTTTGAAAAACATCTTCCCAATTTAATACAAGGTCATGTTCAAAAGGTACTTCGGGGGGATTTAGAACTTTATATTGATTTTTCCCGCCCACATCGGCTGAACGGGTGTATTTTCTATTATCCCCACTACGAGAAGACTGCCCTAAATCCGTATTTCGCATGTCTTTATGGCCTATACCCAAAGACATAGTTTTCTTTAACTCTAAAGATTTATCAAGAGCAAATTTCAATAACTCCTCTGCAAAACTTTCGGGAGTACCTCTCTTTTTAGATTTTTTCTGCCCCCCGCCACTATAAGTGGGGGAGAACCCTGAGGATTCCACAGTAAAGGCTGTTCCCCCAAAACCTCCGCCATCACCACCATCTTCCTTTTGTAAGAAAGCCTTTAGTCGATCTAATTTTTTAGAGATCATCTAGTTCGTCCAAATCTAGTTTATCTGGTTCGTATATAGCATTTTTATGTTTATTTACCGCTCTATCTTCCGGCGGCTTCGGGAAATGTGCAGTTTCTATATCCATCAAATCGCCAGTTTTATTGAATGAGGCGACATAATCATCTCCACTAGACTTGAACCACATTTTCCCCATATCGGTAGTTACGTCTTGGATTTCTGGAATATGCCCTTTATCTATAATCTGCTTTAGCATAGTTTTAGCCCCGCCATAGTTACTGTTAAAGGCATTTTGAATATTGGCTTGCATTTCGGGAACACCCGCATCCCTTTGACCTGTTTGATCCCTAGCTGCCCCGCCTATACCAGGTTGACCTTGAGCAACGGGAACTTCTTCCATACCTTGTTGAGCTTCTCCCATTCCATCAGCCATACCTTCCATACCCATGTCCATTCCTTCCATGCCGCCGCCCATCATCTGTTGCTGCTGGTCCTGCTGCATTTCCATCTGTTCTTTAGGTCCTAGACCCTTTCCAGATATTTCAAAGTCTAAGTTCATGATTCCAGAATCCATGGACTTCAATTTTACGTCATATCCGTCCTGTAGAAGTTGACTTGCAACCATAACCTTCTGCTGTACAAATTGCAATTGAGTGGCTTCCGCCTTCTCTTCTGGAGTCAGTAACTCTAACTTCCAATCAGTAATTCCGAACATATCCAAGATAATTGGGAATACCTTCTCATGGAAAATCCGTTGGTCACCCTCAACAACTCGACTCATAACCACAAGTTGTTGGGTCTGAGTAGAAAGCCCCCCAAAGCCTTCAGGTGCGCCCTGCCATGCCGGAGTTACGCCCCACATAGCAGATATACGCTCTCTAATCTCCTGTCTGACTGGCAGATAATCCATTTCTTGCAAATTATGGAACAAACGAATCATATCAACCTTTCCACGTTGAGATTCGTTGCTAACTGCAATCATTGGTATATATTCTGGATTCTGACGTATTTCCTGTTCTACCCGCTCCCGCTCTGCTCGTAAGCTATCGGGATCGTCCGTAGATATCAAAATCATAGACGCTGGCATCTTACGCTCGAAGAAGTAACGATATAGAGTTTTATCCATACCTATGATGGTAAGAACTTTATCAAATAACGTCAGAACTGGTGACCACCCATAAGTTCGGGTAGGCATGAACTTTGATACGTGAAGAACTTCAGAATCTAGAAGGTAAACTTCTTTACCCCGATATCGGTACGTAAACATGGCGGGAACCAATGCTTTGCCGCATGAATCACAGCCCTGAGGTACTTCTGAAGCAGTACTTTCCCGATGGATATAGCAAACGTAATGTAGTGCCTTAGGGACACCTGTGGACTTATCTAAGTCATATTCTATAAGAGCGGGATTCAGCCTTTCTACGGAAATAACCTTAGACCGGATTTTATCGCCATAGTCTTTATATTCTTTGGCAAAATAAATAAACCCGTCGTCAATTGTGTTGACATCCCACCAAAATTCTCGTAGAACATCTTCTAAACTTTGATCGAAGACGTTACAGTCTTTAGTGAAAGCTTGGAGTTGCTTGTACTGGTCGGTATCAGGCTCTACTAAAGCTTCTGGACTATCTTTGTACGCACAACCGTCTGTGGTACAAGCTTCTGGCTTATTTTTATACTCTACAGAACAACTAGTACACTTAACAGCAAAAGCAGGTCGCCAAGTTACGCCTCGGCGGAAAATTTCTGAAATAATATGGTTAACAGGAGATCTAACTTCTTCAACAGATTGGGAAATCTGCTGAATATCCTGAATCATATGCTGCCTAAAGGCAGCTTGCTGTTGAACCCAAACGTTTACTACTTGGTCTACCCCAAAAGTTGGGTTTCTGTAAGTTTCTCCGCTTTTGTTTAGTAGAGATTGTTGCCCCATCGTATTGAGGAGGTTACTAAGCTCATATTCCTTTTGGGCTAATGATCCCGCTTCGGGAGCAAAATCATTAAGCGTTAGTCGTCCTGCCATTTACCACCTTGTCGATCTGACTTTGACCTGTTATTTGTGTGAGGGCATTTATAGCTGCTAGCGTCACTTGCGATTGATCTGATAATTGTTCCTTCACGATTAAAGGTTCGCTAGATTCAGGATTTTTTGTTCTAGCTAATTCTAGTTGTTCCTTAAGAGTTCGTACAGTAGCTTCAGAAACCGATAATTGTTCCTGAACTTCCGTTAGTGCCTCTTCGGGAACTCCCCCAAACATATGTTCAAGCAAATTTAATTCTTCGGCTGCTCTTACGACTTCAATCATACCCGCCATAGGCAGTATGGTCATAGCCTTATGTTCGTCCGGTATCTCGTCCTCAGCTTGGAGATTTTCAAGGGACTTATCCCAGGTATCTAAAATTCTCCAAACATGACTACCTTCATCATACTTTACTGCGAACTGAGAAACTCGTTGTCTCAATTGCTCTCCTGCTGGCATAATAGCCTCCTTATCTAATCGGACATGCTCCCGATTCACACGCTTCGTCCATAAGTTCAGTTTCTATTTCAACTTTTTCGTATTTGGATAACAGGGACGGATCAAACTCTTTAAATCCGGCACTAATATTATTATACTCCTCTTCGGTAATTTCTTCATAGGGAGCCAACTCGTAAGTGCCTCCATCGTGGGATAAAAAAGAAGCTCCCATCCACTTATCCCAATTTTCCCAAGCTAATTCTTTAGCCAAATCCCACTCATTCTCTTTAACAGTCATCGTTATCGAAGTATTGTGGTCGGTATAATTGTCTTGAAATTGAAAATACGTATCCATTTGATCTGCTAGTGATACATCATTTTTAGTATCTGTACTACTAGATTTAACGGGGAAGTCAATAACCAACGTCCTAGCATTATTCATTTGTTCTTCGAAATTGTCGCCGGGTGTCCCCACTTCTGGGGAAATGGGCCAGTCCAGATCTTGAATGACTTGCACCAGAGGGTCTATCGAACTAATACGCATACGCCGTATATAGTACGGGCTGTGCGACATATGAATTCCTGCCGATACTCCTCCCGCTACTAAACTAAGAGTTCCCTCTGGTTTCACAGTTGTTACCAGTAAGGGTGAGTTGACCCGTAATTCAGCGGCATACCTTACAGCTTCTTTATTAGCTGTTTCCCTTAAGAGTTGCAAAATAGAATTTTGTTTCCTCTTATTATATGATACAGCAGAAAACGCATCTTTGACACCAGTTAGGGATGTTCCTAGCAATCTATCTCGTTGTTGGACATCATTCCACGAAGGCAACTCTAAATCTACCAACGTCATTCGTAACCCCGCCCTAGCGGACATTTTTTGCGCTTCTAACAACCCCTCAACGTCCAAATCTCCATCTTGTACGAAAGCAGACATATTTACCGTGGTTAAATTACAAACCCCGTGGGTATCCAACAAAATCTCCCCACACGGGTTGGTTCCCACAGCATTCGGTCGCCTTCTAGATGCCTCCTCCTCATTAAAGAATCCAGGCTCCCCTTCGTACCTCATCATATCAAAAACCATATCTAAATATTTTTTATCTGGTTGAGTCGAGAAGACTATAGAATTATTAGACATCCTACGATGATCTAACCCCTCTCTAGAATTTTGACCCTTTTCTAATTTTATGGAATCCCACCACTCAGGTTTTTCACCTATCTCTTCTAGGCGATTACCCAATCTACGATGTGCCTTGAACTGCTCATCAGTCCAAAGACCATTTATAGCATATTTAGCCAATAACGCCTCATAATCATTATCCCCCATCAAAAATATCTCTGCGGTACGCCTTACCCCTCCAACTACCACGTTATTTCCAATTAAATTCCCAATATCTAGTATATGAATAGGGCGCACCTTGTAGTACCCTTGATAGGCTCTTTGTAAGGGAGCAAGGGAGGGGTCAATTTGGTTAGTCAGAACTTGGTGAAAACCCTCGAACATTTCTCTAAGCGGTTCAGGTCCTGAGGCAGTTCCACCAAACGTCTTTAACTTTTCCCCTCTGGGACGAACTGAATTATAATCGAATTTAACTGTTTTGATATGCTCATATTCATGGGTAGTTAAAATTTCCAAAAATAGTCGTAAAGCCTCAACCCAACCTTCTTTAGAATCTCCAATATAAATCTTAGCATACCCTTGTTCTAAATCTATCCATTTAGTATGCTCTAATCGTTTTTCAGGGGGAGCGGGAATATAGTCATCATGTAATACTTCTATATTAGCTCTAATGGGGGGGAGTTGTTCTGCCATTTCAGGGGTACATTTAAACCCTACCCCTGTACCCACTAATAGTAGATAAAATAAGTCTGCCAAGTCGCTCCATTTTTCTATAGCCGTAAAGGAGCAATTATAATTGGCTAGTGGGTACTTATCCGCAACATGGTTTTCTCCACCACCAATCCACAGAGTTCTACCACTAACAAATTGCTTGGTATTGTACATAGAATCAAAAAGGTATTCAGCCTCTTTATTCAAAGCAGCTAAGTCGGGTATATAGCCTATTTTAACCATGTGGCTGTACGCTAGACCCACGTTATACTCCACAGCCCTTTTACAGGCTTCTAGCCAGGTTTCCCGCCTACCCAATTGATTAGAAAATCGAGAATATGTTCTATAAAATACAAAAGTTCCCATAGGACTTAAAGGAGACTCTTTTTGTTCGTATTTATCTATAAAATCGGGGGAAAGCTTAATGGGGGTATGTGCGTCATGATCGTGGTAGTGGGGGAGGTCTTCGGTTTGGGTAGATTGGGCAATAGATGTCGTCACAGATAACTCCTATACAGATTCTTCGCCGTACATTTCAACGGATTTAGCGTAAATATTGCCCAGCGCAGCGGTCAGCTCTTCGTCTTGTGGCATGTCTTCATTATACGCTGAATGTTCGGATATTGGGTCTTGTTTTTCAGCGAATGTTCCACTGAAAACTTGAGCATCCCCAACTCCTGTATAAGACGACGGACCTTCTAGTTTGTCCGCTGCTAAACAAGCCAATCCTATACTCCAAAAAGAGTCCCCGTGACCATTCGGAGTCTCTGCTGCGTATAAGTCCCTGTTTACCACCAAAATTTGCTCTTTCTGCACAGCGTCGGGTATTAAGTGGAGTTTTTCGCTAACAACGTAATGTTCAAATTTTGTAGCCATATTATTTTTGGCTCTACGGGTAAAGTGCATCAAATCCCACTTTCTATTCAATCCCCTTAAATGTCGTATTCGTTCAGTGTTCTCTTTATCACTTAATCCTTGCTCATTGTCGGTTTGCAAGCCTCTTTCTTCCAACGCCCTATCGGTGTTATCTATAAAACCTTTATCTATTTGGAAATTAGTCGCTACTTGGTTCAAAATATCGACTTGAGCCTGATAGGACATTCCTCTAATAAATTCATGATAAAGCTGGACAATATGCCCGTCAGTTTTACGTTTACCAAATATAGCTAAATGGGCGGGGTGGCGACGTTTACCTACGTCATATCCGGCTACAACCCATTCATAATCCTCCGTCAAATCTTCAACGTGGTCCAACGTCCTTCTATATACTTTTAAGGACTCATCCTCACATTTTTGAATTTCCTCTTCCGTAAAATACCCGTCGGTTCCGAAATGGGGTTGTAACATGTATTCTGAAGCAAAGGAGCTACGATTACTTTTCTTATACGCCTCTAGCCATTCTTTATCCCTAATTTCAGGGGCTAAAACATGTCTTCCTGGCACAGGATCAAAAGCTGGAAGCACTACACTATTAAATTTATCGTCGCCTATTAAAGTCGCTAACAGGTCTCCTGGAGCCATTGGGGTTCCCACCACAACAGTTGGAGTTCCGGGATTCGGAATAGGCATCAACGCCCTGAAGAACAAATCTTTAATTTTGGGGAGTTCACCGGGGTCTATAGGAGAATTAGCGTCCTTCAAAATATCGTCAACTACCATTCCCGCATTAGTATGTAATCCTCGTTTGAATTGAGTTACTCCAGCCATTTCTACCCGTACAATCCCCCCATCTGCTGTCTGATATCGTATGGAGTTATCTGCCCCTCTAGCTAAATCTCTCGTAAACCACTCATTAGATAAAATGGGGTTTGCCCGAATTTCATCTTTCATAGTTCTTACATGATATCTCACCATATCGTGGTTATATGAGGCATACAACAAACTTTTACTATTTGCCTTAGTTCTCATGAGTTGCCAAATAGTATATCCATGACCTAAAAGGGTGCTTTTCCAATGACCACGGGGTAAAACACAAACAAAGTTCTGCCCCTCATCTAAAGCTCTATCCAATTCGTCGCAAATAAAGCCCACATGCCAAATATCGAATAACTCAGGGTGAGGGAAACTTAATTTCCAAATATCTTGTATAAAATCTTTAAAAGAGGGGGGAACGTCAATAGTCGTGTCATTCTTTAAGTCGGAAACCAACTCATTAACGGCATCAGACCACGATAATTTAGCATTTTCGTTTTTAGAAGCAATGTTAGCCATTACTATCCTCAAATTCTAGTAAGAAGTCTTGCAACCTAGTTCCCAGCCTTTGACGTAATTCCCTATCATTTACCTCTTCCATGATGATAGTTACGATTCCCTGAATAAATTTTCGGGAAATAAGCCCCTCTAAAATAGTTCGTTCACCTTTTATGGCCATATCTACAGCTTTAGCAGCATCAGAGGCTCTATCAAATTGAAGAACGTCTAAAGCCCCTGCCGCTTTATCGGTTATTTTCTTATATTGGTCTAAATGAACCTCTGAATCAAGTCGCCTGTGGTCGGCTTCTATTTCTACCATTTTATCTCTCGCCCTAGCGATTGCATTCGTGCGTAGTTCTTTCCAACCCTGTTCTTTAGACCATTGATATAGAGTATCCACCGGGATATCTACCTCATACTTGGCTAAAATATTTTCTTTAATTTTAGGAATTATTACATCGTCATGGATATAGGTTTTAGCAGCGAAGTCTTTGACTTCTTGAGAGTATTTTCGGTTCATTAAAATTCCTTAATTTTGGAAGGGCGAATTGTCCATTACCCAACCTTCATCTCTAGCCGTTGGATCTTGGCTATCGTCAATACTAAAAGATTCTCCCATTCGCTTACTAAAATCTACATGCCCTGATCTACCAAGTTCCCATGGTGTATGACATCCCGGTACTCTAGTTTTACTACCACTTGGACCTACCTGAGTCTTAATATCAATTACAACTTCATTTCGGGTACATACAGACTTCCAGACTTTTTCCATCTGTGGAGAGAGGGGTTTCCAACTAGAATGCTTGTGATTTCCCCGCTTTACTTCTGATTCAGTATGTACGAGTTCATCTACAGACTGATTAAATACACAGTCTAAGGCGTTGCAGTAAACAACTTTCGTATACTCTTCAACAGAATTTGGGACATTTTCAATAGGGGGTACAAAAGCATCATTATGCTTAGGGTCACCTTTTTTGGTTACTACAAAAGTAGGTTTTTTAGGCTTTTTCCGTAGTGACCCTGGGTTTTTAGGCATTTTTTCTGCTCCATTCTGCTATACAGGCTGCGTCAGCCCAATCTTGTTCTTCAAACTCTTCATCAAAGTATTTAGTCGCATACTTAATTATATCCTCTTTAGAGGCATTACCCATACCAATAATTTCTTTTTTCCATACTCTGTTATCTACGGTTTTATAAGGTATGTTAGCTAATTCTAAAACTTCTTTTACTGCGCCCACTACCTCGGATATAGAAATAGTAGAGTGGGGATTTTTAAAATAAAGGGGTTTTTCTATAGCCACGGTTCCGCCATCTACCAAACTAGGTAAAACACCTAATCCTTTAGCTATATCGGGAAATCTGTCTAAAGCTTTTTTACCTTTAGCATCAAATTTTATACATTGTAAGATATTGCCCCCATCGTCTACTATTGTAGCGTGGACAGCCCTCGAACTACAATCTATTCCTGTGTGGATGACCCTTCCTCCAGAATAAAACCTCTAAGCTGCCATTCTTCCTTCAATTGATCCTCTGCTCCTTCCCACTTCTCAGGTTTATGGATAGAAATAAGTTTCCCAATATCTTTTCGTATGGCATAATTTTCTATATGCTTCGATTCATTTTTATCAACTACTAATTTAACAATTCTATCTCTAGCGTCCGAAGTAGCAATAGCCATTAGATTGCCCATAGCTACCCATAACAAATCTCCGGTTTCCTCGTCAAAATTAGCGGGGTCTTTACGAAAATTTTTAATGGAAGCCCGCCATTCCTTGACTTCTTCCTCGATAATAGGAATTCGTTCTTTGGCTAAAGCTTGATCGGATTGGCCTTGATACGAACCTTCATGGGTGAACCCCCACCTATCATGAAAATCACAAACCGCCTCAGCTATGATTGTCATTATTTCCATAAATCTATCTTTCTCTAGAATATCCATTATCCTTTCCCCGCCTCTAGGCTCCGGGCTGATAATACTCTACTAGATGTATTAAACAATCCTCTAAAGGCTTCTTTGCGACCTAACAATTTATCGTAGGCAGCTCTAATCTCGATAAGAGTTTTCATACTGCTATTCAGTCGTTTATTATCTCTTAGTATTATACCTTCCATTTCGTCAATAGTCGGTTTTCGAGTACCTTTAGATAAATACTCCTCCGCCAATTTTGCCTTTTCCACCTTCATCCCAGTTTCAAACGCTGTCTCATACGCACCCTTTTTTGCGCCTAGGGCGGCTAAGTTTAATTCTACGAAAGCTAACCAAGCCCCAGACACCGATAGGTATTCTTGGAGTTGCACATTAGTAGCTTCCGACAGGTTACCAAATGTGATATCTTCACGGGAATTATCTTCTATTCTCAGAAAGGGAATTTCCATGTCCTCTACATATTGATTAGCCTTATTATATCCCTTTTCAACAGTCCAAGTTTCTTCTACCATTTACATTCCTCATAGCTTGAATACTGATTGCGAGTGCCTCTGCTACACCGTTCATATCTCGTCTAGATAAATTATTGGTATTTACTTCTAAATTCCACCTTAAATCTAAATCATCTAACATCAACTCTGATACATGCCGCTGCTTTTCCTCCCACATTTGCCTAGCAACTGACGACGGAATACTGGGGTCAAATTTAGGGGAGGTCTTATACCTCTCCCACCTTACATCATCCTCTGCGTATAACTTTATCAGTAAGCCCTTCTCACCCCTTATGTAGTCGAACTCATTAGGGTATCGTACATCATCAAATATAACAGTGTACCCAGAATGTAGGTCTTTTTCGACATCCCTCCGTACTGCATTTACCCAAACTTCGGGATACACATCCCTCAACCCCTGCCCTAATTTTTGCATACTATCTCTATGTTCTGGAATATTCAAAATGCCCAAAACTTCTCTAAGTTTCCCGGCAAAAGACCTTACGACAATCCCGTTAGGGTCTTTCTGCTTGAGTATTTTAGCTATCGCAGATTTTCCTGTGTGCATTTTACCGTGGAGTCCAATGATTTTAGCCAAGACCTAACTCCTCATCTTTTACTAATTTGCAATCACAATAATGATAATGAATTGCCTCTACTTCTGCTAATTTAGGAGGAGATGCCATATTCGCTATCTTTTGCGCCCTAGATAGAATACCATCCCATAAGTCATCATTCCGTTTGACCACAAATGTCTTAATTTGTTGGGTATTTTTATTCTCATATAAAATGACACCCTCAGAATGCCCCAACATGTGTAAATAACATTGTAATTGGGTAGAATGCTCCATTTTAGGTCCATTCGCTATGTCATCGTCCCAACCACGCTGATTGATAGTTTTGAGTTCTAACACAAATAACTTACCATCATGGTGAAGGATAAAGTCGGCACGACCCGATAGTGGAACAGGACTCTCTATTTTACAGGATTGCTCCCTGTATAACATTAAATCTCCAAAATATTTGGCGTACCGATCTTCCGCAGAATTGCCCACCCCAAATATACGTTGAAGAGTTGCAGAAATCGGTTTTTTGGGAAGTAGGCCATTGTAATGAAGCCACAAATATCGGTCACAAGGATTTCCTACAGCCGACACAAAAAATTTACCCCTACTAGTACTTTTTTGGGGGTGCGCCAACTGCTTATCCAATTGCTTTACTAACAATTGACCTAAATCTTTAGTATCCCAAGATTTAGTAACGTTTTCGGTTATCTCTTTTACGCCCATTTATTTCCTTTCAGATGCAAGACCTATTAAAAACACGTCAATATCATAATGAATTTCTTTAGCGTTTTCGGTAGTTATGTGAAGCACGTAATCTACCCCGCTATCTAGTAGAAATTCATTACGTTCTTTATCTTTTTTAGTAAAATGTCCATATACTCCATCAGCTTCAATAACAGTTCCTATTTCAGCTATCCAAAAATCTACGAAATATTTACCTATTTGTCTTTGAGACTCCCACCTCAACCCCAACTCACTTAAGTAGTCGGCTATTTTTGTTTCCTGTGGAGTCATCTCCTGCGGTGCTTGTTGGATGTTGAGTGGCATCTACCTGTTCCTTCAATTGTTCCCCTAATTCAGGTTGTTCTGTTACCAATAAAGTTTTCAAACCATTAAGTCCCATAACTTTATTTCCAGAGTAATCATACCAAGCACCAGCTTGTTTTATAAGCCCGTATGCCAAGCCTTCCCGCATGTAACTTTCCATAATGTCTATTCCCCCATCTACACGGAAGGGAACTACCACTTTCTGCCAATGGTCGGCAGCGGTTTTATTCTTCTTCAAGGTGACTTCCATATCAAAACCTTCTTTGGTTTTGGTTTTCTTGTCTTCAATCCAACCCGACCGTCGAACCTCTAGCATCATGTGGTTCCAGTAAACTTGACCTTTACCACCCGGCATCTCTTTGATAGCCACAGGACCAATAGAAGAACGCTGTTGGTTAATACAAACCAACGCAGAACCGTTTTTAAGTCTGCTCATTAGCCTACTAAGCGAGTCGTTCACAAATCTAGCTAACCACCCCATAGGATGTTTATCAAAGTCGGATAATTCAGCAGAAGGAATCATTCCGGCTATACTGTCTATAACTACTAAGTCTACCCCTGCCTCCATTACTGATCTAACAACTTCTATAGCTGCTTCACCACTTGCAGGTTGGGACGCTAGCAGCAGATCGGGGTCAACGCCGCATTTACGGAACCACGCCTCATCTAGAGACATCTCGGTATCAATCCATACCGCAGTACCCCCTGACTTCTGCACCGACTCTACAGCCTTCATAGCTAGGTAAGACTTACCTCCACTAGGCTGTCCAGTCAATAGAGTAAATCTCTTTTTGGGAATACCCCCACCTGTTAATTTATCTAGCTGAGGTATTCCAAAAGGAATACGATCAAATTTAAAATCGTCATCAGATGCTAGCGTAAGTCCATCAACGCCCTTCAAGAGTTGATCCATAAGAGGGGTGTCTGTTTTAGCCATCAGCGAGACTCCTTATTTTTGATACTTCGGCATCAGCCGCAGACAGAACCAAAGGCCATGCCTTATTGATCGCAGTTTTAGCTTTTGCCATTTGTTCGTCTAAATCTTCGTCTGTATCTATATCTCTGATAGTCACTTCAATTTTGGCGTTGTTGTAGTCACCTAAATTTACTGTGAATCCTAATGATTGATCTATCTTCATAATACTAATACCTCTACTTCTTCAGTCTTATCTAAATCTTCGTACTTTTGTCTCCATATACAATAATGACCTTCTAATTGCTCCTTCTCCCCGTCAGCCGGATATTGCGCTTCCTGAATTGCTTTATCAGCGTCTACTACATGCGCCCATGAAGGGTCATGAATTTCAACATCCACTAGCAACGGAATGCCTATAGAATTTTCTTCCATCAAGGTGCGAACCCTCTCTACGACTTCTTCTTCCCCTTTAGCAACCTCTACTAATAATTCGTCATGCACTTGCATTATTAAAGCAGACTTTTTATCTTTCAGGTAATCATGGACAGCGATCATTCGCTCAGACATTATATCAGCAGATGTACCCTGCACTAGATAGTTAATGCCCGCATATGCGAAGTCTTCAGGAATCCAGTATTTTCGTCCATACCTATTCTGAACCGTGCCAGTCTTGACAATTTTAGACATCACGCTCTTAATAAACTTTTTGGATCCCGGCAATCCATCTAAGAAATTCGCTTTATATTTTCTAGCCTCCTTAATAGTACAATCTAGAGAATTGGCTAGGTTTTCTAACCCTAATCCATATAAAATACCAAACGATAAGTTCTTTGCCGCCTGACGATAAAACTTCCACTCTGCATGAGTTTCATCCACCTTAAAAGCAGCCTTAGCCGAATTATCGTGCAGGTCAACTCCTTGATCCTTCAGCTCTTCTAATTCTTTTTCATTCATAAAGTATGATAAGAATACCCATACTTCCATTTGCTTATAATCAAACCCATATAAGGTATATCCATCTCTAGGAACAAAGGCTTTCCTAGTCGCAAATTTAGTGGGGTCGCCATCTACAAAAGTTTCTTCCCCAACGAACGCCCATGCAGAGATATCTTGATCGTCAAGGGATATCCTTCCCTTGTTTGCTTTTACTATAGCCTCTAATCGCCCCTGTAGTGCCTTCATTTCCTCTTCATTGAGGATTTGTTCCACAGTATTAATTATCCCTCTAGGAATATTTTGTAGATTAGGATTTCTAGATGATAACCTACCCGTTACCGTCCCCCAATTACAGTAGGTGCAATGAAGCACATTCGTTTGAGAAAGCGGTTCGATATAAGTACTCAACATTTTACCTAATGTTCTATACTCTCTTACTCGTCCTGCTAACTCATGGTTAATTTTGACTAGGGATTTTTCACCCCAAGAGGGATTCCCCTTTTCTGTTACATCAGGAGACTTAATGCCCAAAGATTCAAACACTTTACCTAGCTGTTGGTTAGAAGCGACATTGAATTCTTGGTTCGCTATGGCATAGATTCTGTTCAGAACAGCCTCTTGCCTAGCACCAACCCTTTTTGCGCCATCTAAAGCGTAGTTCTTATCAATCTTAACGCCCCTGTACTCCATATCATATAGGACGGATGTTAGGGCAATACTTTGTTGCCAAATTTTAACTTGGTTGGTTTCTTCGATAGCCTGTTTCCTAGAAAAATATAATTCTCTAGTCCAAAATACATCATTACAGCAATAAGGACCTAATAAACTTATAGGAGCTAAGGAGAAATCTTTATTCCACTTATTTTTTCTCAGGAGCTCTTTACACTTAACGTCATATTGAGAAGCTTCCTCTCCAAATTCACGAACAATGGTATGAGTTAAATCTAATCTTTCGTGCTTGGCTTTCTCAGTCAATCGTGTCATAACTAAAACGTCGATAAGAGTTTTATCCTGAGTGTTCAACCAAGTAAAATTATCCCCTATGTTGGTCAATCCGCATTCGTACTCTAAAAACTTCAAATCAAACTTTAGATTGTATCCAACTAATGTTTTAGTATGCTCTATAGTTCTCAACACCTCAAACATTTGGTCCTCTGAAAGGTTGCCATAAACTTCGGGGTGGCCAGAATGACGGAACGGAAAATACATGACCACGCTCTTAGGGGTAGCTAATCCTATTCCACATATTTCATTTTTATTAAATTCAAACCCATTACTCTCAATATCTAAAAAGAGAGTGTCCGACTCATTTAATTTCCGTAGGGCATCCTTAAAATCATCAGGAGTGATGATTTTTGATTCATTAGTAAATAATGTATCTGTTCCGTACTTTATCAAAAAATTCTCAATTCTAGGGGATAGGGGGGCAGGTTATGCCCCCCTTCCTCTTACGCCTCGGACATAAATTGACCTTTAGCGTTACGTTTTCGGGGTTTACGACTACCTTTAGTAGTCGGAGCGGACATAGTTGGTCTATGTAACTGATGAGCTACACGATCACTAGGAAGTGTCCGATTAGGCTTCACTAAATCCGGCTCGGCAGCTATCGCCCTAGATCCAGTAAACAACCCCTTTACAAACCCAAGTATACTCATACTTGTCTCTCCTTCCCTAGAATAAAGACTCTTCGTCGATATTCGCAGAGGGCGTGTCAAACGACGGAACTTCCGACGAACTATCCACATCCCAAGATGCCGTATTAGAAGACGTTCCATTTAGAGAAGTTGTCTGAGACTCTGCATTTCGCTTTTCTATGGCTGATGCAATAGCCCGCTCCTTCTGCAAAAAGAAATCTACAGGTCGAATCAGGGAATCGGCGGATTGCCCCCCTGCCTCAGACGGGACACTGGCTTCATCGGTAACAGTTTTTATGGAGTACGAAGTGTCATCTCTTCCACTCCCTGTTCGACGAATCCTAACCTTATGCTTATTCAAAGCCCCGTCTTCATCGTAAATATCCACAATTTGATTCCATAGATACTTACTACGCCCAAAACCTTGTGACCACATTTGGAAATTGTCTGCGGACTGTTTCAGGAACGCCTTTCCGCTAGGACTCTGAACTTTCTCCCAAGAAGCCACATTATCGTCACCGAAGTTCTTGTCCAAAGTTTTAGAGTTAGCGGGGTTTCTCATAACGTTTTCCACGTACAACCACACACCAAATTTAGTTCTGAGTTGTGTTCCAGAATCTACTTCAGCAGCTTTGTATTGACCCTCTTCGGATTGACCTTCAGCCATAGCGTCGTAGGTATATGCGCCGTTACGACCCATACCTGTGGCACGATAAGTTGAAAAGTCTTGAATCCTATAATCTTCGGGGTCACCTGACGGAACTATAGATACTGTAGCAATATCACCATCGTACAGCCAAAGTTCAGAACCCGGACCTCTTCGAGAGGATCGTTCCTGTTCTTCCTTGTCGGCTCGCTGACTAATGCCAGCAATTCCACCACTTACCATTTCAAACTCCCTTCCAAACCTAAATCGGTTCGGTTAGCTATTATGGAATGCAAAAGGTTTACATCCCTTATTTCCTGAATGTCTTTATAGCCATCAGGGAGTCTAGCAAAACTGACTAACCTATGCTTCGATAATTTAGACGCAATCCGCTGTGAAGCGGCTATTCCTGTCTCATCATTGTCCAAACATAGGACTAGTTCAGAGGTATGGAGTGTATTGATGAGGGACTCCTGTTTTTTAGACATTGAAGCCCCAAGTATTGCTATTGATTCGAAGTTATGTTGTTTAAGCCATAATGTGTCAAGTATGCCTTCAGTTAGACAAACAAAGCTAGACTCATTTATATTATACAGTCCATAAACGATTTTGCTCTTTTTCAAGCCAAAACTGTATAAATATTTAGGAATATAACCCGATGGTTGTCGAGTTACACTACCCACTATAACGCCTCTATTATCTCTGATGGGAAGAACTAATCCTCCACGACCGTTTGTACCGGCCTCAGCATCAATCAGAGTTTTTGCTGTGAATTCCCTATCGAAAATCCAGTTAGGCACTTCTCCTTTCTCATACTCTATGTTTACTTCTGCTAACGGAGTGTCCTCTTCTTCGACTACATTCCATGTGTCATGAAGTTTGAACTCTACGTTTTCAGCAAATCGTCTTATAAATACGTCGGTTTGTAACCGTGACCATCCCGTATATCTAGATATAAATAAATCCAACGTTCCCGCACCACAATTAGCATAACAAATCCACTGTCCGCTATCTAAATTAATAGAGAGTGAGGGTAATTTATCGTCATGGAACGGACAACGAAAAACTCTTTGAGCTATTCGCTCAGAATTTCCTTTAACCTCGGTTTCGAATCCTGCTTCGTTGAGGATGTCTTCCCACGGGTAAAATTGAACTTCCGTTTCCTGTTCCGACTTTTCTGTTCTAACCATTCCTTCAAATCTCCAGACGCATTTGTAGCTAAAGTGTCTGCAATCTCTTGTAAAGGAGTCCCTCTATGACCTGGAAGCCATACATGGCTAATATCCTTTATTAGATCTTTTAATGTGAAATACCTCTCCCATAAATCTGCCTCACTAATCGGATAGTTCGTAAACTTAATGCAATTATCTATGACATACCTACTGTCTGAATAGACGGTAACACTATCTGATAAATTATATAAGTGTACTACTTCTAATCCTTTGATAACCCCTACCAATTCCATCCGGCTGTTAGTAGTATCGGGTTCACCGCCTGACATAGTAGAAACAATGTTTTGGTCGTCATCCGTTATTACAACGCCCCATCCACCTACACCACCGGGATTAGTTCTACAGGAACCATCAGTATATATTTTTATTTTAGAATTTGGCTGCATGTTGTATATCTTCCTGCATTATCTCTCGTACATCTCCAATATCTACATCCCAGTGTAACACACTTTTATCTTTTATTTCTACATCATCTCTTTGCTTCATATAGTATAAGTATCTTTGGTTATCCGCATCTTCAACTTTACTCATCGCAAAAGCTATATCACTCGCCCTAACTAAAGCATCCCCATTAGCCACTTGATTCAACTTGGGGGGTTTAAATAAATCCACCGCTTCTCTACCTGCTTGAGTGGTACAAAACACAGGAATCTCATGCGCCATCGCTATATTTTTCAAACCTTTAAATAGATTATCATTCTGCTCCCACTTAGCCCTAGTGGAATCGTCACTAAGTAGATACACTCCATCAACTACCACCAAATCAGGAGAATATTTTCTCACCAAATTTCTAATGGTAGACACACTCAACGCATCAAATCCTAAATGGTGGGGAAATAAAATATTTCTAGAATCTATAGAAGTAAGGAATTCTCTGTACTGCTCTTCATCTATACCTTCATCGCCTCTACGAAGTTTAGTCAAGGAAAACTCATACCCCAATAATTTCCCCAAGAAAGCATCCATTCTCATAGACATAGCTTTCACAGGCATTTCAGTGGATATAAGTAACGTTTTATACCCTTGCTTCATGGCTACAGCAGCTACCTTTACAGACATAAAAGATTTGCCTACTGTAGGTCGAGCAAAAAGCGAATATAATTCACCAGGCATCCATCCTACACCAAGCCTATTTAGAGTCTTGAAGGGGGTTGGTATACCCAACATACCTAAAGACCTATCCTTGCGCTGTGCGACCCTCTGAGAGTACTCTGATAGCCTATCTATACTCCCTGAATCATACACTTCTATATCATCATCTACCGTAGCAGTTACAGACTCTAATTCTTGTATTAATTTCTCTACCGCTTGCTGTGGATTATCCCCTTTAATTCTAGGAACCCACTCAGTAGCAGACTGCACAGCAGTCCTGTACATAAGTTGATGTTTTAGTTGACCTGAAAAGAAACTTACATCGGCTGCATCAGCAGTACTCTGGTCTAACTCAGGATATTTAGCCGTTAGTATAGCCCGTGAAGGTACTTGGCGACTTTCATCTAACTCATCTAAAATAAATTGAAACGCTTCACCAAAAACTGCAAAATGTTGTGGGGTTACGTTAATCTTTTTTAAATCGGCATAAGATGAGATATTTAAAACTATTCCGCTTTCTACGTAGCTGTAAGAAAGGTTGCTCACTTAGCCCACTCCTTTAACTCTTCTTCTATTTCTGATATCCGTTTTC